ATATGTGCCATAATTTTCTCCTTATTCCACAGTAGGATTTGCAGTTAACATAGCAATACATTTTGATTGGAATACTTTTGCACCGTATACATGTAAACCTTTTACCGCATCTGAAAAACGTTTTTCAGGTCTGTACGCTTCTGTTTGTAGAATTTGTTCAGCATATGAACCAGCTTCATCGGTTCCAGCAATTAATTTATATTTAGTTTTGGCAATATTTGGAACATTATTAGAAACATAAATAGTAAAGCCTGCTCCCTTACCAACTTCACCACCTTCTAAAATTGCTTTGTTGTAATCCGTACCATTACCGACGAATCTGTCATCTTTTAATAATAACCCGTGATACCATGCAGGAATAACAACCCATCTTCCAACAGTTGGGACATTAGCTTCTGTTAATTTAACTCCTAAGTCAACTAATAAATCATAAGCTGTTTCTTTAGTAGGCGTTTTTGGTGTTTCTTCACTGCCGATGCAGTTATCAGCATGAACATTAATAGCTAAAAGATTAGCAGCAAATGCATCTACAACATCATTCATACCATATGCTGCTCTTTCCATTGCTTTATCCATTAATTTTGGATTTGTTTGCGCATTATCAACATCGTCAACAGAAAAGTTAAAATATTTTGCCTGATCAATCTTTAATTCTTGTTGTTCTCCACTTAAATCTTCAGGAGCATCAATATCTTTTCCCTTTTCATAATCTTTAATTGTTACTTCACCAATTTGATTTACCTTTACAGTATCACCAAAGTTTTTAATTTCACCTTCATAATCACGATTTAATAAATTTAAATAAACGTGTCTTTTATCTAAATGTCTCAAAAGGCGTGCACTCCAAATAGTTGGAATAAAATTTTCTACTGACATATAATTACCTCTTCTTTCTATCTATTTGCTTTTAATACATTTTGCACTTCATCCCAATTTGCGTTGATTTCTTCAGCTGTCATTGATTTTATTGAATCAACCGTAATACCTGCAGATGAAGAAGGTGCTTTTTTAATTGGCTTACCACCCTTGATACGATCTTCTACTGCTTTTTCTACTGCAGCTTGAAATGCCTTTTCTACAGTTTCGATTGATTTGTTGCAGCTTTCAGCATCAGAAAAATTCAAAATCTCAGCTAATATAACCGGAAGCCCTTTATCAGCCAACTGTTCTTTAGCCTGTGCAGTAAGCTCTCTTCTAGTAATTGCTGTTTCTCTGTTTTCTAAATCCTTTATTCTTTTCTGTTCCTGATAAGCCTTTTTTTCCTTTTCATTCATGCTTGCTAATTTTTCAGCCTCTGTTTGCTGATCAGCAAGTTGTTTTTCCCAGGATTTACGTTCTTTAGCCACTCTGCCTTTAATTATTTTATCTACTTCTTCCTGAGTGAATGTTCTAGGATTTTCTTGATGTTCACCATCATCGCCATCTTCGTTTCCAGAGTCTTCACTGTCGCTATCACTGGCGCCTTCATCAGCAAACAATTGAATATTTAATGGATACGCTAATGGCCACTTTCTAAATAAATCTTTACTCATAAATTCCTCCATTTTAAGTCCGTATGACTATCCCACAGTTTTTTGTCATAAGTTTTTGGACATAATAAAAGGCAAGATTTCTCTCACCGTAATTAATTTGATTTTTCTTTCTGGACTTGTTTGATTTCAACTGCAACACCCGCATCGACTAACTCCTTAATGCGTTTAGGATCAGCAACTGTCATTAAGGCTCCTTCACGGTAAGAAAGACCAGTATTCTTATCAATCATATTCTTTACAACTTTTAGTTTTGCCATCTAACCACCTCCTTTTAGGTAAAATAAAAACACGCTACAAATCAATTAACGTGTTTTATAAATTTATAAATCAAATATACTGTGCATATAGCTATCCAAATTAATAATAGAATTAGTCTAATCTTGAAATATAACTCCATCTTGTCATTAGCTCTGTTATTTTCGTATAACTGTCGTCTTTAGCCATATAACTCAAGTTCCTTTCTCAATGCATCATTATAAATTTCAACAACTTCCCATCTTCCGCCTTCATATTCATGATCATAAGCTGCTTTAGGGCGAGACGTAGGATAAAGATAATCTTCTTCACTGTCATCAACAATGCGAAGCATTCCGCTATCAACACCTACACAATCGTAAACTTGATTGTTAGTTAAACCGTCAACACCAAATGACTTACCAATATATCTGAGCTTTCCATACAATTCCATTTTTATTTCTTTATCAAGTTCACACTGATAAACCATTATAGTTTTCATATTAATCTCTATCCTTTCTTAATTTCACTTTTGGTTCATATTGATGCTTATCATGTTCATACCAATGAACATCAAATATATATTTATCTGACGTAACTTTTGCAACTTTTTTAGACCAGTTATCAATGTTCCCGCCGTATTTTTCCGATAATCTTTTTGCTGCTCTAAGAGTTTTATCGTTACCTTTTCCCGCGATAATATGTGTATTCGTTAAAGCTGCACCTGTTGGGATAAATCCCTGCTCACCTTGCCATACATAATCAAGATGTTTATGCAGTATCCATCCGTTATTTGTCGCTTTGTATAATAATTTTAAGTCTTTCCAATCCTTACCATCATTATACTTCAAATCTTGAAATTTTGCGAACGTTTCTGGCAACTCTTTACCACCAATAACACTCTTATAACGCTTAAATTGTTCACGATCCTTTTTAGCATTTAAGACTTTCTTTCTGAAGGTTTCAACGTTATCTTTACCATGTTCTTTTTGCTGATTTCTTAACCACTCCTGGTAGTTTTGATTAGCACTAACAATTTTATCTTTACCTGTGACTGGATCCCTAACTCTACGCTTCATCTTAGCTTCAATTGCCTTATTAATAACCGGCTCAGTTGATGACCTGCAGTTTGGATGTAATGGTGGAACATTTACCCCCTGCACTGCTTTATCAAGCGGTATAGTTGAATGGTCATGTGTTTGACAGATTGGAGATGTCTTCATATCATGCACCGCACAAAAACGTACCATTTCAATATCAGCTTCTCGATACGCTTCCATATCTAAAGCATTACTAATAAAGTCACTCTCTGTACAAATAAGTCTTCTGGAATTATAAGCACCGACAGCAAACTTTTCAACGATCGTATCAGCCATCTGTTTTTCACTTTTACCAGTTAACACACCCATCAGCATTTCTTCTTTGACTGAGTCTGCTAAATTCTGGGTATTATCCCAGATACGCTCGCTATAGTTTTTACCACTCCATTTAGAATTAAGTAATTTATCGGTAACCTCTGGATCAATATTTTCAAAGCTAAAGGCTATACTGGTTCTTTCATGGAGATTATAGATTGAGTTAAAATAAGAATCATATGCTACATCAATATACGTGAGTGTATTGACTTCTTTTTCACGCTTGTAGACTTCTCTCATCATCACATCGAGATTCTTCTGTGAGTCCTGAAGCTTATTGATTCTATATCGATACGCTGGAGCTTCTAGTTCTTTAAGAAGTTCTTTTCTTTCCTCACCTTTAGCTCCTGCCTTTAATCTTTTAAGCATCTGATCATATGAAGTTGGATCAGTTAAATCATTTAACAGAGCCTTGGCTTCAGCTTCACTTAAACTATGCTTTTTCCTGTATTTATCAAAAACACCCTGGATCTGTTCATTAAAATAATAACAGGATTTTTGATAAAGCTTTGCCAGTTCCTGACTTGAGGCTTCTGCGATTTCCATAGCTCTTTGAATATGTTCAGCCTGTCTATTACGCCAGTAGTTACTCACTCCAATACCTCAATAAGAAACTTCATAAATTTGTTAAGCAGCTTTATTATTGGGAGCAGAATCTTTTTTAGCTGTTTATTTATTTTTGTTTTTATCTTCCCCATCAGCTTCTTCATCATCTTCACCCCCTGAGTTGTTAAACGGTACATTATCTGCTACACCAAACATTTTTTGCTGACGTTCCACTGCTTTGTCGTTCTCTTCATCAACTTTTTTAATTTCAGTTTGGGCATCTTCAACAAAATCAAGCTGATTCAACAATGTTTCCTGTGATACGAAACCTTTTAAATTAGTTATAATTTGAGACAGCTCCAACAAGTTCTTAGGCAGTCCTCTTGAAAAAGTTGGAATGATTGCAGTTGGATTAATCGAAATCGCTTTAAGATTAAGATAATTACAATACAATGTTATACGCTGTTTAAGTGCCTTTTTATAATAACGCTCTTTAGTTTTAGTTATCATCTCAAGACCAAGTAACTTATATTCCATTGCCACACCTGAACTGTTGCCAACAAAGTTTTCATCAGTAAGATTAGGAACATGGCTGAATGTATAAATATCTTCTTTAATAGCTTTTCTTAATACTTCCATTCCCGATTCATCAAAAGTTCTAGCAATGTATTCTGCTTTTGCATCAAGCGGTAACTCAAGTAAACCATTTTCTTTAAGTATCTTAACTACCTCACTGACTTCTTCTTCATCATCGCCCATCAAAGCCCCATAAACTACAAGAAGCGCTTCAACAAACTGTTCTTTGTCATTTACGCGGTCACTCATCAACGTGTTGTAAGCGTCAATTAAACTAATCTGTTGTTCAAAATCACCAACTCCATTTTTATTATTTAGAATCTGAATAATCGGGACATCACCTAAAAAATGTTCTTTTGGTTCTTCATCTACATAAACATTGTTTTCATAAGTTCCTTCAAGCAGCAGCTCATAGATATAATTTTCTGTTCCAACAGTAGCCTTGTATTTGTACTTTCCGGTAACAGCATCTTTAAAGCGATAGTAATAAACCCCAAAAAGAATATTTTCTTCAATAGTATCATCACATACTAGAAATGTATGTTCCGGTTCTAGATTTTTTGATACTGGTGTTGTCTCATTTTCTTTAACATAGACATACTCATACGCAACACCTGCAACACTCATATCAAGCGCATTGTCATGATCAACATCGTCAACATCAGCCAAATCAAATGCGTCTGTAAGTTTATCAATATTCATTTTCTTGTCACTTGTAGAAAATGATATAGCCGAGCTTAAAAAGTAACCCGTCGCAGTATCGCTTATATCCTTTGCGTGATTACATACAACTTTATTATTACTGGAACCCTTTATTTTTTTAGTTCGCCCTTGAACCTTATGTTTACCATCATAATAGCGCTGATTTTTTCTAATTTTAGATGCCACGCTAGAGTGCTTACGAATTAAATCCCTAATCATCGTTTTATTTAGATTTGTTTCATCATAATCATTAGCATCGATTGTAAAATTTTTCATCAGCTACCTCCTTGATTTGTATATTTAGAGCGGTTTTTACCTGCTCTTGCTTTATTTCTAATAACATCTGTTTCACATCCATAACGAGCTGCATCAATCGTATGATTATTCTTATCAGGAAATTCACCTTTTAAGTTTCCCTCCCTATCCTTTTCAATTTCATAGGCATTAAACTCTCTAGCAGCGTTAGGACATCGTGTGGGGTCTATAATTATCTGTTCTAGATCCTGAAGCCATTTAATCCCGTTTTCTACACTGTCAGGCCCTTTCTTTGCACCAACGATATTTAATCCCAACAACTTGAATTCGTTAATTGTACGAGGTTCAGCACTATCTGCTGTAACTAATTTGTTTAAAGGATTTAGTTTTTTTATTTTCTTTACTGCTTTCTTGTTTGAAAGACGTCTACCATAAACCTCACCAAAAATAAAAAGACGTCTTCTCGTCTTATCATAATTCATTTTTAAATAAGCTAATGGATCACCGGCATAACCAAAATCAAGTCCGTTCTTCAAACGATCAAATACTGCAATCTCATCATCACTGATTTCTCTAATATCAAGATTAGTGAACACTTCACCGCCAGTGCCCGTAACTTCTCCAAGATAATCATGATTGTACTTTTCTTCATTAATAACCTTTAAATGCTCCGCTTCAATAAGAAACTGCTCGCCAAGCCACTCTCTCGGCGCCTGAAGATAAGTAGTATGACTTATGTAAGTATCTGGTCTTTTGATAAGGACTTGCTTATTACACCAGTTTCTTTGACTTTCAGGAGGATTAAACGAGTAGAATACACAATATTCAGGACCACCACGCAAAAGAGACTGATTAATATTCCTGATCTTATCGTAGGATTCAAACTCATCACATTCTTCATACCATACATATTTCACATATCCGACAAATACCTTTGTAGATTTAAGTTTCTTTGGGTTATCAGCACCCTTGAATAAAATAACCTGTCCTGTTGGCTTATATGTCATTTGTAGTTTGGATTCAGGTATTTCCCAATCCTCCTGAGCGTTAAGCATATAAATACCCCATTTGATCTGTTCATATACTGAACCTCTCAAAGTATCCTTTACCCTTCTAATAACAACTGCATTAGACATTAGGCCATTTTGTGCATCTCTCATAATGCCTAAAGGAATTTCAATTCCTATAAATGATGATTTAAGAGACCCTCGACCACCTTTTAACCAGTAATGGGTATATTCGCACTCCTTAATCAGTTTATGCACATCCCAAAACGCAGGACCAATTATTGACTTCAAACTAACTTTTTTAGCCATCTATATCATCAACTATCATCGTTTTGCCATTGGAAGTAACATCAACCTTTTCAGTCCACATTCCATAACGTCTCCCTAATAGTTCAGCAGCCCTTAGACTTTCCTTTTCATCAGGCGGTTTCTCAATAACCTCCTGCATGCCGTCACCGCACATGGCCAGTACACTCGAAGTTGATGCACCACGCATTACTGAAGTTAGATATTCCATGACTTCCTGTTGCTTAGCAACACGTTTACTGGCGATTTCATCCAGACGCTGCTGAATATAATCCCAGATTTCTTTTTTCTTCAAAAGTTTATTTGCTCTAACTGCAGCAGCATTATCGCTTTTGATATTAGGATAAGCAGCTTTATATGCTCTGGTGCCGTTTAGATCAATCAAATATTCATCTGCAAATATCTTTTGTTTTTCGGTCATAAACGACACCTCACTTTCTATAATCAAAAAAAGCGAACTATTGTCCGCTGATAATATTAAACTGGTTGCAGGAGGTGGAATTGCACCACCAACTCCAGGAAAGGACCCTGGTAAGCTGCTACTTGCTATATCCTGCCATAATAAAAGGCACTGCGCGAGTGCCTTGCTAAATTTGTAAATTTAAATAGCTATTTTCT